AGCCAGGGATCCCTCTTCGATCTCGACCACAGCGAGGAGTGTGTCGCCGGCGCTCCTAACGGCAGCCCCTACAGCAAGTCTCTGACCCCGGGCGGTCTCTGCGGTGCGCAGGGTCTCGTCGCCGACCACGCCGGCTACTCCATCTCCGGGGGTATCGGCGGATCTTTAATCTAAACGTATAGTAACATGGTTCCCGATCTCAATTACGAGTACCACACCATCACCATCGACTCCAATGGTCAGGCGGCTGCGAACACTTTCACCAGCTACCTGGAAATTCCACTCAAGAACGTCGTCGAGGCGAAACTCCTGGCCGCGCACGTTCACACGAAGACGTCTAATCAACACATTTACATCAGTATCGATGAACTCGATTCCAACTTCAACGACAGGGCGACCCCCGTGCTCAACGGGGTCGGAACCATCGGTAAGATCAAGGGTGTTTTCGCGTCTTTAATTTCCGATGTCACCGCCGTCGGTACCGCGAATCACATCACCAACTTTAAGGGTGATTACGACGTCAGCACGCAATACATAAACCCACTGAGGAAGGTTGATAAATTTACCGTGAATATCATGAATCAAGACGGCGATGGAATCTTACCGAACACGGCGGGTACCCCGAACTATCTCATCGTCAAGTTCACGTGTCTTAAAGGCAATCTGTAATTTTCTCACATAGTAGTAGTAACGATGTCAGCGGGAATCACCCAGCTCATCGCCATAGGTGCTCAGGACCAGTTCATCATGGGGAAACCCGAGATCTCGTTCTTCAGCAGCACCTTCAAACGACACTCGAATTTTTCCCAGTCCATCGAAAAGCAAACAATCTATGGAGCTGTGAAAAACAATTCAATGTCAAGCGTCCAGTTCGAACGTTCGGGCGACCTTCTGGGGTACTGTTACCTCACGCTGGACGATACCACGCAAGCGTTGGACACGCAACGTTGGGACACTATCATCGATAAGGTGGAATTGCTCATAGGCGGGGCCGTGATCGACTCACAAGATGCTATCTTCACCGAAAAGATCGCCATCGATACGTTCGCGCAGAACGTGAGTAAGAGTGCGAACGGGACGCACCCCGGCGTGTCCGCGCGCTCGTATTTTTATCCCCTCCGATTCTTCTTTTGTGAGGGGCCGCAGTGCGCTCTTCCCTTAGTCGCTTTGAACTATCATAACGTCGAGGTACGAATTCACTGGGCGAGCGAAGCGTCGAACTATAACGTCGAGATGTTCGCCAACTACTATTACCTCGACAACAGTGAACGCGGCGCGATAGCCTCGCGAAAGCATGATCTGTTGATTACCCAGGTTCAAAAGAACATTCCGTCGAACCATACCACGCAGGAACTTTACTTTTCACACCCCGTGAAATATATCGCCTCTTCGGACACGACGACCGACGGCGCGCTCACGAGTCCCACGAACAGAGTGAAGATCACCATCAACGGACTCGATCTGTGTACGCCGCGATGGGGGAAGCCGCATTTCATCGATGTTCAGAACTATTACCACACGAATTTCGTGACATCACCCGATTTCTTCCTGTACTGCTTTTGTCTCAGCACGTCATCGCTGCAGCCTACGGGAACTCTAAATTTTTCTCGACTCGAGAGTGTCAAGATCGTGAGCGACAGCATGCCCATCAATCACCCTATATACGCCGTCAATTACAACATCCTACGCATAGAGAACGGCATGGCGGGACTTTTATACGCCAATTAAAAATACCAGACTATAGTAACTATGGTCAAAAACTTACCGACGGTAGAAAGATCCACCAAAATTCGGTTTGGTAAGCACGCTTTGGAGAATCAGGCAGAGAACACCATAGTGTTTAACGCGAGTGATACTCCCTTGCAGGCGACGAACCCATCGGCAGTCTATCTTTCTCCCATCCGTTTTCGGCAGGATTTCTCGGATCCGGAAATCGTTTTTCTTATGTACAACAAGGGGACCGGAGAAATAACCGAGTCAGGCTCAGCCGCGTCCGCCCTGTTCGAACCACCTTTACAAACCGTAACTTCTTACGGAAACACGACCAATAATATCATCCAGTTTACGAATCCTACGACCGCCTTTACCACGAGCGGGAATGTCCACGTCAACGGTGATCTCGAGGTCCAAGGTAACATCAACTTTCATAACGGGACCATCACCGAGATTAAGAACACGGATTTGGTGGTCGAAGATCGTATCATCGGCGTCGCGCACAACAACACACAAGTTGGTCTGGACACGGGGATCATTATTAATTACCCGAACCAGAACGTCGGAATCATCCACCACGGCGACGAAACCCCTAAACGTCTGAGTATCGGGTACACCCAACAGGGTTCGACTGATACGTCCATAACCGCCGACGCGAATAACATCACATTGGATGTGCTCGGTGATTGTACCGTTCAAAACGATCTGACAGTCAACGGTGCTTTCGCCGTCAATAATCTGAACGTCACCAATCTGACTGCCACGGGGACCGTTTCCGCCGCGACCGTTTCAGGTACCACCGGAACTTTCTCGGGGGCAGTCTCTGGTACCACCGGAACTTTCACGGGGGCAGTCTCCGGGACGAGTTTTTCAGATGGCACGGCGACGCTCACGGGTGGGGCGTGGTCGGGGTCCGCGGCTACGTTGACGACCGCGCGGACAATCGGCGGTGTCGCCTTCGACGGTTCCGCCAACATCAATCTCCCGGGTGTGAACGCTCCAGGCACCGAAAGCACGACTGGTTCTGCGGCGACCCTAACTACCGCTCGACTGATTGGTGGTGTCTCCTTCAATGGTTCAGCTGACATCATCCTACCGGGTGTGAACGCTCCAGGTACCGAAAGCACGTCGGGTTCCGCGGCGACGCTAACTACCGCTCGACTGATTGGTGGTGTCTCCTTCAATGGTTCAGCTGACATCATCCTACCGGGTGTGAACGCTCCAGGTACCGAAAGCACGACGGGTTCCGCGGCAACCCTAACCACACCCCGAGCGATCGGGGGTGTTGATTTCGACGGGAGTGCTGCTATTACCCTTCCGGGTGTGAACGCCGTGGGGACCCAAAACACGACGGGATCTGCGGCGACGCTAACTACGTCTCGAACCATAGGCGGTGTTGATTTCAACGGGAGTGCGGACATTGTTCCCACGACTTTCAATAATATCTCGGCAGCCGACGGAACGTTCACGGGGGCTGTGACCGGTGCGAGCTACAGCGGCGGGACGGTCGGGGGTACGAACGCTTCTTTCACGGGTTCCGTGGTGGGTGGAGCGCTCACCATGAACAGCGCGCAGATCAACGGTGCGATCACCGCGACCGCTTTGATAACCGGCGACGGTGGAGGTTTGTCCAATCTCACGGCGGCGAATATCACCAACGGGATCGCGCTCGGGACCAACACCACCGGCAACTACGTGATCGACGTCGCCGGGGGAGACGGGATCGCCGTGACTGGGACCGCAGGCGAAGGTTGGACCCCGTCCGTCGCCGTGGACCTTAAGGCCAACGGCGGTTTGGTCATCGAATCTTCGAAACTGGCCGTGGACCTCGGTGCCTCCAGCATCACTGGAACCCTCGCCGTCGCGAACGGAGGGACGGGTGTGACGACGAGCACGGGTTCTGGGGACGTCGTCCTCTCCGCGAGTCCCACGCTCACGGGGACTTTGACCGCCGCGATTGCGAACTTCAGCGGTGCGGTGACCGGTGCGAGCTACACCGGCGGGGCGGTGAGTGGAACTACAGGAACGTTTTCGAGTGACCTCGCGGTCAACACCAACGCCATCCTCGTGGATGCCACCAACAAACGGGTCGGTATAGGCAAAACACCCGGCGTGAGCCTGGATGTGATCGGCGCCATAACCGCCACGGGGGACGTCACCGGTGTGGCCGGTGCATTCTCAGGAGCTGTCTCGGGGACGACCGGTGATTTCTCGGGGGTACTCACCGTGACTGACGGGACTGCGGCGTCGTCCAATACAGCCGGCGCGGTCGTGGTATCCGGTGGCATAGCGGCTTTGGGTGATATTCACAGCGGGGATATCAACGCATCCGCGGGTTTGGACCACGCGTCAACCCTCGGTACAGCCAAGATCGGCTACGACGGGGCCACCACGGGTGATGCGACGTTCGCGCAAACTTCAAATATGAGCTCGACGGCGTACGCGCTGAAACAGACGAGCGCGGGCGCGACGAGCGTCAACGCCGCGACCGGTCAGGGGATCACACTGAAAGTGAATAACGCCACGAAGGCACAGGTTGCCACCAACGGCGATTTCTCGGTCGATACTGA